CTATACAGCCAGTTGACCTCACTGGTATCGTCGAGGCCGATGTAAAGCTGGACGACATCAAGCAGAAGAGAAAGGAAAAGGCCGAGAAGCGTGCTCAGCAATTGGAGAAACGAAAAAAGAAGGCCGCAGAGGGCCTTCTCAAAAACTACCGCAGGCAGTTCTAATCTGGTCGGAAGAGCCTATTAAAGTTGGCTTCCTCCTCCGCCTTTTTACGTTTGAGATTGGCTGCTTTTTGCTTACTTGTTTCGAAGCCTTGCATCATCTTCGGTATATTCGCATTCGTAGTATCTCCGTTGATATTCTTGTATGAATCGACGGTTAGCTGTTCTACTTCTGGGTGAGTTACCATAATTACATTGACCAAGTTAAGCATATGTATGTCGTACAACAGGTGTAGTCTAACCCTGTTGTTGATTGCACTTAGCAACTGGGTATATCGTACGTTGTTTACTTTTATTTTGATGGTTTCATTGATATACTTCTTCATTTCGCCAACATCTTTCATGCTGGCGACTTCCTGTGCCGTGTATGTAGCGCTTGTTTGTATATTGAAATTGACCGTGATGAGGTACATGGCTCTGAAAAGGATGTCGATGAGATATGCATTCAACAGGAAATCGTTTTTGCAGAGATTTCCGTTTTCTGAGTACATCTTGTTCGACGGGGTTTGCCCTGCCGCCATTTTGGTCAACTCTTCTGATGTAACATAGTGAGCTGTGTAGAAGTTGCTTGCTACCTCAGGGTTACTCAAACGTACGTCTTCCAGTGCCTTGTTGTACAGAAGGACTACATATTGGGCAACGGTAAAGATGTTTCTCATTTCAATGCTGTTGAAATCTTCTGCCATGTTGCCATAGTTTTCTTGCTTCTTCTCACCGAAGATATCGTTGATTATTTTTGCTGGGCGTCCGCTGTTATGCACTTTGCTTAGAAGCGTGTCACGGGTGCCTTCGTTCAGCAAGTGGTTTCTGGTTAGTGTTTTCTTGATGTCATCACAGGCATTGTTAACGAGGTCATCGTATTGTTCGATGATATGTCTTAGGTAAAAGCCTTGTGACAATCGGTCAAATGACTCCGCTGATTCCTCTGTGGCGAAGCTGTGTAGAGTTGTGTCTGAGATAGACAGAGTGTCTTCATCGACTTGTGGTGGGGCCACTGGTTTCAAGTCAGCGATATGGTATTGCTTTTGGATTAGTTCCATGACATAGTTGACCGCTTGCAGGTTCAGCATGTATGGCTTGATTTGACCCTGCATCCTTTCAACAACGGCAAGAAGATGCTGGATATCGTCGTTAACAGTTGTGTTCTTTTTCTCATCCTGTACTGGCGCAAAGTCAGTCCTGCTGAGTTCGTCGTTGCTCATTGGTTCCCAACCGTTATGCTTGTAGATATAGGAACAGTTGCGGAGCGCAGTTGACATCATGCTGTGGTGGATTGTAGGAAGCTTGGCCCAACCAAGTCCGTTGACAATGTGTTTGATGGAATCGATATCTGATTCAAGACGGTACACTTTATTTGCTTCATGGAGCAATCCACTGTCCTTCAAGAAGTCGAGAGCGCATTTGATTGTATTTGTGCTCGTGAGGGACATTGATTCGACGTATTTACCTTGGATTGCATTGCTTGCCATCAACTTGACAATAGCAGACAGCGATGCGCTGCTTAGTACATAGGTATATCCGTCGAGAGCGAAAGTGACATTATTGCTTGCTGTATTGAAACCTGATTCCCTTCTTTTGAGTTCATTTTTTGGGTCCATTTTAGCAAGGCGGGACAGTTCGCTTAATATGGTAGCGAACGCCTTTACATGAATATCTCTTTGTGCGTATTCTTGGTGTTCTGCTTGACTTTCCTTGATGTATGTATCTCTCAATGCTTGCAGTGCGCTTGCTGTCTCGTCAGACCATTCCTCGGGAATTTGACCTGTTCCGAGGTATATGGCAAGCCATTCGATATTGGCGTATGATGTGTTGAAAAGTTCTGTGATGAGGATACGGTTTAGACTATATATCATCGCCTTGGTGCCCATCTTCGACTCAATTACGTCTGGGACAGTCTCTGGGTGGCCATTGATTGTAGCGAGCATTTTGGCGAACATCAGTTTTGTCGTCTTTCCAACATGAAGGTCTGGGGAATTTAACGAAACGTCTTCTTCCTCCTCGTCATCGTTGTCATCATCTCTCGAATATGAGTCGATGACGGATGTCTTTTCATCGCCGCTCTTCATTGTGGAACCGCCCATTTCGGATTCGGACTTCACCTTTTCCTTGATGGCACCGAAAGATATAAAGTATTCTGGGAACAGTGCATGGTATTGCTGTTCGGTAAGAAGTACGTTTTGCTTGTTTTTATAGTAGTCTGTACTGACTCCTGCGAGTCCTTCTATGGAGAGAAGGTGGTTTATAACCTCGATGAAAGTATCGAAATTTCTGTCTTCCTTTCTCAAAGACACATCGATAATGTTCTGTCTGGTCGTACCATCAAGTGTGCCATTTTTCTTATACTTAATTGTACCGACAAAGCGGGAGTCTGCTGATTTATTGAGAAATTCTTCAATGTCAGGGCTCTCCTTTATCCTTGCCTTTACGTTGTTTTCTACATGGTTGCGGACAATATCGAAACTCGTGGAAGAACCTTCTTGTTTTTCCTTGATGACGGCATCTATTGCGTTGGTTAGTGTGTTTGTATCGAGTACGGTAGGAGTATTGTCAAGTTCCCTGAATAGGCTCGCCAAATCGTAGTAATTACACTGGATTTTGGTAAGCGGTGCAATCAGCGGAGCAATTTGGGCTTCAAGTTCGGACATGTCTTTGACACCCTTAAACAGGGGCGAGTTTGGATACTTCTTATGAAGCTCGTTTGCAATTTCGTCAATATTGGGCCGCCTCCCCATTTTTACCAGTTTATTGAAACTCGGGTCAGTCATGTTTTTGATGGTAAATGTGGAAACAAAATATGCAGCCATGCCATCCTTGGCATCAGTGATGTCGTCGATGAACAGCCTCTGCTTCATGTTTAGTAGAATGTTGTCTATGGTCCTTCTCAGGAATATCTGCATGAAGCTTACCGTATCGTACGGAAGCAACTTGTTCTTCTCTGATATCTGGTTTGGGTTAACCAAATTCTCTATGTGGAGTTTTCTGAGGATGTCTTCTACGGCATGGCCGATGTTGATTGTCGGCTGGTTTACAGCTTTCTTCTTTACCAATTCTTCAACTATGAGTTTTACGTTTTCGGGAGTATACAGCTCATGCAAAAAGCCGTTGTTCTCAGGTTGTTTGAGCTTTTTCTGAATATAGTAAATTAAAGCGTATTCTTTTTGAAGAGTTGTGACCATGATGCATCCTTCCAATTATTCATAGTTTATACCTTTTCGGGCTTGCCAACTCAATTAGAAAAGACTATATTGTAAACTTAGGAGCAAAATTATGATTAATACCCCTGCTACTTACAAGTATGACACTAATAGGCTCATGGTGATAGACTGGTCGTCTATAGCCCACCAGAACATCCATTCAATCGAGGCTTCCTACAAGGTTGGCGATGATTACGGCATTCAGACCAAGGAAGACGAACTCCGCTTGTGGCGTAACAAGATGGTCACCTCGATGAACGATTTGATTCAGCGTTTCAATCCGCTGGACATCATCATTGCTGTTGACGGAAACTCTTGGAGAAAGGATTTCGTCAAGGATTATTACGGAAAGCATACCATCGTGTACCATGATGACACCTACATCTACACGGAAACGGAAAACTATGCCTACCGTATCGGCAAGCCAGACAAGAAGAAGGAAGAATACACCGTTGAACGTATTCCAGTGAAGGAATATCCGTCGTTCCGTAACAAAGACCACCGCCTCCTCAATGAGCTTTCTCAGGCCAAGCAGGATTTGCTCTGGGGTCTGTATGAGGTTAGCACGAAGTCAAAGAACGAGAACAAGACGCCTATCATTCCCGCCTACAAGGGAAAGCGTAAGTACAGCGAATGGACTGCATTGACCCCGAAAGACGAGTGGCAGAAGTATAAGGACAAGTTTGCTTTTGAACTTGCAAAGTATTACCGTGCCCTTCCGATACAGCTTGAAGGGGCCGAGGGCGACGATGTTATTTACGGTGCAGTCAAGGCATTGCAGGACCGATATAGCACAATCGTTGTTGTCACCCGTGATACTGACATGATGCAGATTCAGTGTGAAAAAGCGGTATTTTATGACCATCTTTCCGTCAAGTTCCTTTCATGCGAATCCCCGTCTGACTACCTGATGCAGAAAATCGTATCTGGCGATAGTAGCGACAACATCCACGGCATGAGCTTGCCTAACCCGAAGACCCCAGGTCTGCCTAAGGCTACCTGCGTCGGTAAGGATGGCGCACCGAAGTTTGTCAAGGAGTGCGGCGACGTTTATGAAACCGCAAAGAGAGATGGATGGGTTGACCAGTTCCTTAGGAATAAGACCCTTATCGACCTTAGTTGCACTCCTGACAACATCAAGAATGCGATTACAGAATCTTGCAACTGTGTCAGCAATAGCGCTTATGCTCCTGCGGAAGAAATGGAACATATCGGAATCACGAAGGCTCAGTTGGATTTAATCAAGAATATGCGTGAGCGTGGATTCTATGCTTTCCATCCGAGAACTCAATACGATTGGTGTACTACGAAGTTTAGTTCGGAAAAGAATTATCAGTCAGTAAAGATTGACAGAATCAAGGAAGACTTGGAATCCCCGATTTCTGCAGCCCCAGTTCCGACCTCTATTGGAACGGCGGCACAAGCGGCCCAACCCGTACCAGACTATAACTTGGGTAACGTGTTTGACAGTCCATTTGGTGATGACCCTCCTTTCTAGTGTTACATGGACTCATCAGGGTGTCGGGAGACTTTCTCCCGACACTTTTGTTTTGAAAAATGTAATTTATTGTTGAATATCAATGGTAATTACTATGAATCCACGAGTATATCTATTGGCCCGTTTGGTTGACCAATCTAAAATGAAGTTCAAGATGTGGTGCAAGTACCACGAAAACCTTGGGTTTCACAAAATTTACATTTTCGTGAAGGATGAACCCGATTGGTTCCAAGAAGCGAAGAAGGAAATCATTGCTGACAGCGACCGATTCATTTTCATCAAGGCTGATGAAAGATGGAGAAAGGTGAGCGAAATTGTCAAGGCTTTCTGCAAGCACTGTGGAAACGGCGACTGGGGCATGATTTTGTCCACTGACGAGTATATCTATACTGAAAAGCGTGACAAGTTCAATGTCTGCAACCTTGTTGGCTATGTAATCCAGAGGCTTCATGCACGCTCCGTTACTCTGTACAAGGAATACGTCCGTGAAAACGACGGTTTCGAGTTCAAGGCGAAGAACTATGACACTTACAGCATGGACGACGCCAAGTTCCCTGTGGCAAGCACCCTCTTGTTCAGTGTGCAGGATGTCAATAGCAATCCGCTTTCCAGCCCGTGTACACCTGCAAATCAGTCACAGTGGATTGACTCCCGCTGGCAGCCGATGAACAGGGACATTTTGACAACTCAGGTGCCTCGTTTCACCGAATGTGCAATCCGTGTAATCAAGCTCCTTGAAAAGGATGCTGTGGAGGAAGAAGATGACAAGAGTTTTGATGAGAAGGCTAGTGCGTTCTGGCACTATTACTTGTACAAGTTCCCTGAAATCACGCCGCGTTTCCCGCCTAAGGCAACAAAGGTTAAGGAAGAGACTGAGGCTAAGGTGCAGGAGATTGTTGAGGAATCTAAGGTTGAACCGCCTGCCGACGAAAAGATAGAATACAACCTTGATGGCGAGTTAGTTGGCCGTGTCATCGCATCTATCTTGAACGGAAATGACTATCCCAAGGTTCTTGAAGACATTCATAACGCAAGACTTCCTGTGTCCGACGAACAGGTAAAAATCGTATATGACCGTGAATGTTACAACATCATCGAGGGTAGCGAACCGTTCCAGCAGTTGTTGCACATGTTGTCCGAAGGCGCCAAGCCGCAGACAATGATGAAGGAGCTGCGTACTTCTCCGAAGAACTTGAAGAAGTGGCGTACGATGCTTGAAAACATCCCTGCCGAAGTCAAGGCGAAGTTCGACAAGCCCGAAGGTGCTCCGTTGACTGTCGAGGAAGAGGTAATCCCTGTTTCTGAAAAGGAAAAGGCTGAAAAGAAGCCGAAAAAGAAGGCTGGCAAGAAGAAAAAGGGTGAACAGGTCACTGTCGAGGACATCGACAATGGCGTTCAACCTAGCACGAAGGACTGCCCTGTGGAAGAAATTCCGACGGATTCGCAGGACGAATAACAGAATAGCAAAAAAACAATATAATTTAGTGGGAGCCCAAGCGGGTTCCCATTTTTAGTTGGAGTTTTCATGAAGGAAGAGAAATTCAAGAATGACGTTTTGCCAATGGCGGAAAAGTACATTACGATACCCGAAGCCGTTCCTGAGGTTGTCGAGTATTTGCGTAAAGTCTCGAACTATGAATACACTTTTGCCCGCTTGGTGGACGAGGAAACCCGTCTGGTTGCAGAAATGAATGTGAAACTGGACGACCTTCTTTCAGAAGTTACCGAAAAGCACAAGTTTAAGACCATTCCTCGCTATACCAACAATACGCTTCTCATGAACCGTATCAACGGCGACCCGATTCTCGTAGACTGGAAAAAGAAGATTGCCGAGCAGGAGGAATACCTGAACTCGATGAAGGCTGTTTTGAGCATCATCCGAGAGAACAGGTTCGCCTGCCAGAAGATTCTCGACCATGAGGTGTCGGTCGGCCACCAGTAATCTTATAAACATTGTATGTCTAAGCATCAACAAGTCTGAAGACAAGGACCCCCTGGGTTGAAACGTCGAGCCAGACAGGAGTAAAATATGCCTAGTAAATTGATAGCCAAGTTGAAGGGTATTAAGGCCTTCGAAGAAAACATCATCAGCAAGAACGAGCCAGTCGAATACCTCGGCTGCGGAATCCCAGTTCTTGAAGTCCTTTTCAGTGGTATGGTAAACCACGGTATCAAGAAGGGCCACATGACGGAAATCGCAGCTCCGTCTACAATGGGTAAATCCCTTATCGGCCTTTACTATCTTGCAAGCGCTTACCACTCTGGAATGGATTGCATCGTTGTATCGTCAGAAGGTGCGTTCAACTTTACGTTGGCACAGCGCCTCGGTGTGAACACTGACGAAATCGTGGTGTTTGAATCAAAGTTCATCCACCAAATCAATGAATTTATTACGAATGCCCAGAAAGGCTTGACCCGTAAGGAACGTCACGAAGTCTTCCTCTTGTTTGACTCTTGGGGCCCGATTATTTCCTTGCAGCGTGTTGAAGCCATCGAAAAGCAGACGGGTAAGGACCAGCCTACCGCTGACATGGGTCAGACTGCAATCAAGAAGAACGAACTTGCCAAGCTGATTAACGCATCCGAGTTCACTTCTCTTATCATCAACCACGTTTACGACTCCCTCGAACAGTACAAGGACCCGAAGAACATTCCAGGTGGTTGCGAACTGTACTTTAACAGTGATTCAATCGTGCTTGTTTGCACTAACGGAAGGGCTTACAAGACGAAGAAGACAAGCACACAGAAGGCATCCAAGATTGGTAAGATTGCCACCGCACAGATTAAGAAGGGTCGTGACGGTATGGAAGACCGCACCTGCGAATACCGTATTCTTACGAATGGTGGTATCGACCGCTGGTACGGATTGGTTGAAGATGCTATCGCATCTGGTGCTGCTGTTGAAATCAAGAAGGGCAATCAGGGTACATTCCTCCATCGTCCTGATTATGATATTGACAAGGAAACTGGCGAACTTCTCCGTGAATTCCGTTGGACTGACGATGATACCGATGAATGCAATACGCAGGCATTCATGGAACCGCTTATCACAGACCCGAAGTTCCTTGCTTACATCGAGAAGCAGTACATGTACGATGTGTCCCTCTTTGCAAAGGACCTTGTTGGCGAAATGCCTGCACCTCTAACTGAGGAACAGCAAACCAAGAAAAAGGCCCGCAAGAGCAAGTTGAAGGAAGAAGCTGCCGCTACCCCGAAGAACATCAGCGATGAAATCGAAGCTGTGCAGGAAGAATCTGCCGCAGAGATTGCCGCAAAGGGTGTCAAGGCTTAATGGTAAATACCTAATTAAAACCAGACGGGTGTATGTCTTCCGTCTGGTTTTTTAGGTCTTGCCAAAATGATTATGATAATGTATCTTTTATTTTGAACTGTGATAAATAACCGAAGGTGAAATATGGTAGTAGAAGATTTGAGCGATGAAGAGTATGTCCTGAGGTGTTTCTTTGAAGACGAAAATATCCGTCTGCGTATAGCTGACAAGATTAAGGAAGATTATTTTGAAGATAAGGCGGACAAACAGATTGTCTACCTTGTTAATGCTTTCCGTAGGAAATACGACCGTTATCCGACGGCGCAGGAACTTGTAACTGGATTAAATCAGAATCCAGGGTACAGCGAGGAAGCCAAGGCGCAACTCCTTAAAATTACAAAGCCCATTGGCGTAATCTCGCAAGAGGTCAAAAAGAACCTTATTGAAGATTATTTCAAGTTCAAAGTTTCCCAAAGGCTTATGGAAGAGTATGCTCTCCATATGCACGGAAAGGACCCCTCGGCAATGCGTGGCATTATGCCGCAATTGCAGGATGCCTTGAATTTCAAACTGACAACTAACTTGGGTATTCATTATATCCGTGACGCCAAGTATGCAAAGTCTAAGCTGGGCGACATGGAAAAGAGTATTCCGTCAAGGATTGCTGCAATTCGCCAATTCACCAGTGAAACCCCAGATGCACAGGGTACTTGCGGTGGATATTTCCGCAAGTGTCTGAGCCTTGTCGGTGGTACTTCTGGCGGTGGTAAGTCGATGTTCATGGTCAACGAAGCTGCCTTTGCTGCGACTATGGGCTACAATGTGGTATATATAAGTCTTGAACTTGATGCTGCAAAGATTTGGGAGCGTGTAACGAGTGCTATTCTCGATGTATCTCGTTACGACATCGCTAAGATGAGTGACGAGGAAGTGATTGTAAAGCTTCAAGCCGAACATGACCCGTCTATACAGACCCCAGGCAACTTGTTCATCAACTGGATGCCGACCCGAAAGACAACTCCTGATGATATCGAGGGTTATATTAACGAGTTGGAAATGGTCGAGGGAATTAAAATTGACTTCCTCGTTGTTGACTACATCGGTATTATTAGTCCGAACTCAGGTACATATACCCAGTTTGATGGTAGCTTCCAGAAAATTCTGTATGCCGCCGAACAGTTGAGAAACATTGCGGTTAATCGTGATATGGCTATCTTGACTGGAACGCAGATGCAACGTGCTGGTTATCGAATGAAGGATATCGGCATGGACCAGACTGCTGGTTCAATGGGTCTTGGCGATACGGTTGATTTCTACTATATCATTATACGTGACGTTGCGTTGAAGAAGGCAGGCTTCCTTAGCGTTGTAATTAGTAAAAACCGATTTGGTTCCAGCGATGTGCAGTTTAATGTTAGGGTTGATTGGCCCCACATGCGTATCAGTGATACCCAACCTGAGGATATGGAACTCATAGAGAGTATCATTAAAGAAACTATGGTGCAGGAACATTTGGATGAGATGGACCAGCGACGGCCAATGACCCGTCAGCAACAACAGACACAGAACGTACAGCAATTCCAACAGCAATCTCAGCAACAGGCTCAACAGGCGGCATTCGAGCAACATAGGCAGAAAAAGGAGAAACCGTTAGACCCGTCGTTTGGGAATGTGGCACAGCAACTCTTTTAAAAATGTATTTTACCCAGTAGATTGAACTACTGGGTATTTATGTTTACCGTATTGGATGAAAACCAGAGGCAGACTATTTGCGACAAGATTGAGGCGATGTTTTCGACTCCTTCTGCCGTGGATGGAACTTGCGGATTGTTCAGCATGCCTGAACCGCTGATTAAGGACAGGGCGGCGTATTTCAACGAATGCGTGACGACAGTCTATCACCTTCTGCACGAAGGAGACTCCCAAATCGGGATGTTCGAAGTTGTGTCGAGCCTTGATGAGTATTTTGACATTGATTTCCTTGTCAAGAATGTATTTTCGGACGACATCATAGAGGCAATCGTTGACCAGATTGCCGACTGTTTCGACAAGGCGAAGCGGGATGGGCGGATTAACTTGGATAATTCCAGCTTGCCGCCAGGTTTGAAGGAAAGGATTATAGCACGTTTGGAAAAGAGGCCATAAAATGAAAAGATGCACACTTACTGCCGCCGATAAGAATCTGATTGAAGAAAGCAATCGTGAAAAGAAACAGCAGCTTGCCGCCTTGAATGCCGACCTGAACATGATGGCTGCAACGGGTCACAGCAAGATGCTTGACGAAACCCCGTTCCTGCCGACTGGTCCTAGGGCTTACCAGCTTGTCGAGACCGAGCATTACAAGAAGTGGATTCAGAAAATCCGTGAGAGCGCACCTGAAAAGAAGTGGGTTGGAAAGAAATACTTTGGCATTGCCGACGAGTACACAGAAGCTTCCGAGAAGGTATCAGAGAAGGTTCTTGACCAGAAGGAAACCGACCAGATTCTTGAAACGTACGTTGATAAGGACGGTGTTCGTAGGGTCAAGATTCGTGACGACTACGACCCGAACCACGCCAACGAGGTTGAGGACACCGAACTGACCAAGGAAGAAAAGAATGTATTCGACTTCGCTACCATCAAGAACAAGGTGGTCGCCCACTTGGAATGGAGCATTGATGACCTGTTTGACGACATCGAGGAGTCCTTGAAGGAGATGCATGCTGATGAAAAGGACTACAAGACGCCTGAGAACTTGAAGGAGGTCGTGGCCACCATGCAGAAGACCGAACAGACCAAGATGCTCGAATACAAGCGTCAGATGGCTGAGGCTCTGGAATACAAAAAGAAGGAAAAATGCAATAAGCCCTTGCATTTGCAGTTGGAATAAAATATATTTGGTAAGACTTACGTTATAAACTTTAATCGAGGAGAAATCCTCGGTTAATAACAATGAGAATTAACAATAGGTAATAACATGAGTACACTTGACTTGAACTATGTTCCAACTGCGGCTTCTTTGCCGCCTTCCCAGTCCACCGAACCAGAACGCAAAGTTGATGAGCGTGTATGGAAAACAAGGTTGGACGATTCCCACAAATCTTATTCCGCTCAGGTTCGTATTCTTCCGAGCGTAAAGCGTGACGCACAGGGTGGTCTGGTATGGGATAAAAACCCCTCTCCATTCCGCAAGGTTGTAGTCCACTATCTCCGTATTGGTAAGGGACCTAAGAAATACTTCAAATGTTTGAGGACGCTTTCTGACGCTCCTGACTTTTATAAGGGAATATGCCCGTACTG